GGGCGCGAAGCCCTTGAACGGCGCGGCGTTGACCTTGCCGGTGAGGTAGAAGAGGATCGCCTTGTAGGCGGGCGTGACCAGCGCGACGGGGATGTAGTGCGTCTCCTTGAAGTTGTAGACCGGGATGGTGATGTCGGTCCCCTCGACCGAATCGTTGTTGACGCCAATCGCGCCCTTGAAATCAGGCGGGTCCTCGCCGGGCGGGGCGTAGCTGTTGACCGTGGCGATGCTCTGCGTGATGTGGGTCGTGCCACCGCCGGTGTCGAAACTGAAGCTGGACTCGCCCGGCTCCTTCGGCTCCAGCTTGCCGTAGCGGACGGAGACCTCCCACAGGCCGCTGCCCTGGTGGGCGATGCGGTAGCTCTGGAACACCAGGCCGGCGTAGATGGCCGGGATCGTGGCCTCGACGATGGCGCGCACGGCGGCGTCGTCCTCGGTGCCGTCCACGACGTACAGCAGATCGACCGAGGGGTTCTCGACCCCGACGGTGCTCTCGCGGCTGTCGTACTTCTCGATGATCACCGCCATTGTCTGTCCCTCACGCGAAGACCAGACCGCCGTTCTGCGCCTCCCGGACCAGCTGGCCGGTGTTGCGCGCCACCTGCTCGCTGGCGCGGGCGGTGCGCTCGGCCAGGCTGTCGGAGCCCAGGCCGGCGACGGCGAAGGCGCTGAAGGTCCCCTTCACGTCCGTCTTGGCCTCGGCCTCGTCCAGTCCTTCCAGGTCCAACTCCGGGCGGCGGGCGCGCTGCGCCTCGCGATCTGCCGCCGCCAGTTCGCGTTCCAGCTCTGCTTGTTCGCGCTGGGCGGCCAGCTCGGCGGCCCGCTGTTCCAGCGCCCGCTGGGCCTCGGCCACCCGCTCCTGGTCGGCGGCGTTGGCGGCTTCGAGTTCTCGCTGCCGCTCCCGGCGCTCCTCCTCCTGCATCTGGTTCAGCGCTTCCTCGCGCTGGCGGCCGCCCTCTCGCGCCTGATCGACGCGCCGGGCGCGCTCCTGGACCCGGCGGTCGAGGCGCTGACGGGCCTCGCGGTTCTGCTGCTCGACCTCGCGGTTGATGGCCTCGACCTCGCGCCGGGCCGTGGACGGGCTGAACAGGTTCCGCACCCGCGCCCAGGCCCGGCGGAAGAAGCCGACGAACTCGTTGAAGGCGATCTGCAGGCCGGTGCAGAAGGTGTCCCAGCCATCGGCCAAGGCATTGACCACGGTCCAGAAGGCGACCTCGATCCCCGTCCAGGCGGTGTTGAAGGCGCGGGCGACGGCATAGACCGCCGTCCAGAACAGCTCCACGAAGAACGATTTGAAGCGCCGCCACGCCGCGCTGATGGCTGTAATCCCTGCTTCCCAGACGACCTGGATGCCGAGCCAGGCGACCTCCATCGCCCCGCCCAGGTCGCCCGCCGCGATGGCGTCCTGGATGCCCTGCCAGGCCGTACCCGCCGCACCCAGGAGTTGATCGAACCCCTGGCCGAGCGACTCCAGGGCCATGTTCCCTTCGTCGGTGGCGAACAGGACCGCGGCGGCGATGCCTCCGACAGCCGCGACCACCAAGCCGATGGGAGACAGCAGAAAACCGATGGCCGCCCCGAGCAGGCTCACCGCCGTCGTGGCCGCGGAGATGGCGAAGGTCACCAGCCCGATGGCCGTGCCGACCGCCGAGATCATCGGCCCGAGGATCATCAGGGCCGCGCCCACGCCGACGATCCCCGCGACCACCGCCGCGATGATCGTGATGACCTCGCGGTTCTCGTCGATCCACGCCGCGCTGTTGGCGGCGACGCGGGTGATCCACTGGGCAACGGCCTGGAGCGTCGGGGCCAGCGCCGCGCCGACCATGAAGACCACCTGCTTGAGCGACCGCCACAGCGTTGAGAGCGCGTCGCCGAACGCCTCGGCCGCCTGCGTGTCCTCGGTGCTCATGGTCAGGCCCAGGCCGTTCGCCTCCCGGCGCAGCTCTTGGATGCCCTGGGCTCCCGTGGACAGGAGCGGCAGCAGGCTGGCCCCGGTGCGGCCGAAGATCTCCATCGCAATCGTGGCGCGGTTGGCCGGGTTCTGAATCCGTGACAGGCGGTCGGCGATCAGCTCGAACTGCTGATCGGGCGACAGCCCAGTCAGGTCGGCGATGGTCAGCCCCAGGCGGGCCAGGTCCTGCCGGGCCGACGCCGAGCCGCGGGCCGCCGCGATGATGTTGCGGCTCATGGTGCGAAGGCCCTTCTCCAGGTCCTCCGCGCCGGACCCCGACTGCTCGGCCGCGTAGCGCAGCTCGGACAGGGCCTCGACCGCCACGCCGGTTCGCTGCGACATGTCGAGCATGTCACTGCCCATGTCCGCAAACAGCTTGGCCGCGCCGAGGAAGGGAAGGGCCAGCGTGACGCCCAGGCCGGCGAGCTTTGCCCCCAGCGCAGTGATGCTCGCCCCGAACGCTTTCAGCCTGGCGGACGCGGCGTTGAGCCCCTTGACGAGCCGGGTGTCGCGGGTGAACAACTCCACATACGCCGCACCTGCCCGAACTGCTTGTGCGCTCGCCATGATCGGCCATTTCCTCGTGCAGCGCTCTAAATCGTCCAATCCGGCGCGACCGGCTCTGCCTGTCCCGGCGTCTGCCCACGGAGCAACTGGTGCGGACAGCAGTGCTGGCGTCTCTTCGCCCAGTTGCATCCCATGCAGAGGACCTGGTAGCCCGGGGGAAAGCCTTGCTTCTTGAGCCAGCGGTAAAACTTGAAGCCCGTGACCCCCAGCTCTCGCCGGTGCTCCGCCCCGTTGCCGAGGACATGGTCTACCGTGAGAAAAGCGAGCCCCGTTTCCCCACAGCAGACGCACCGCGCGCCGCCGTAATGGGACAGCACCTCCCGCTTGAGCCGCCGCGCCCACGCTTGATGGGAGCGACGGTGCTTGGCGACGCAGGCGGGACAGGTCACCAGCGCCGAGGCCTCGGGAAGCCGCCGATAGCAGCGGATACAAAGGCGATTCTTCTTGGCCCGTTCCCGAACAACCTGCTGATCACGAATGGCGCGGGCCAAGCAAGACGCACATTTGGTTCTGCCGCCAGATCGGGACCGCTGCCCACACCGCTTGCACATTCCTGGATCAACGGTCGATGGCATTGCTCACTTCCCTGGCTGACGGCGCTCCACAAACACCTGCTTGAGCACCTCAATCGACGCCTTGCGCACCGGCAGCTCCCGCCGGCGCTGGTAGGGGTTGAAGTCCGCCGGCTTGTACGGCGCGGGCTTTTTCCGGTGGTCACGGTGGACGTTGGCCGTCAGCGCCAGCAGGGCCGAGGTGTGCGCCCAGCGCTCGCGGCTGCGGGCCTCGGCCATCAGGCAGAGTTCCCGGAGGGTGAAGGGGCCGGGGTCGATGCCGAGGACTCCGGCGCAATGCCAAATGAGCGTAACAACCTGTTCGCTTCGCGGTCGGCGTCGAAGCCCTCCAGGACCTTCTCGGCCCGGCCCAGGAGCCGGTCCCGGACCTTCCGGCTCTCGGCCACGATCTTCCGCAGGCTGCTCCGCGCCCTCGCTTCGGGGAAAAAATCGATCAGCTCCTCCAGGAAGGCGTCGGTCGCCAGGGTGATGGCGTCGCCCGCCAGCGCCCGACCGAAGTCCTCGTCGCTGACTTTCTTGGCTTCCGCTTCGTCCTTGCAGAGGCAGTACAGGACGTCAGCGAGCATCACCGGATCGCCGACCAGTGCGCCAAGCGGCTTGAAGCCGTCGTCCACCAGCTTGTACAGATCGACATTGAGCAGACCACGCACCCGCTTGATCGCCGCCACGTTGATGGCGATGGTCCAGGTCCGGCCCGCGTTGTCGGTGAAGGTCCGCATCGATGACTCCAGGTGAATCACTTGGCCACACGAATCGGAATTGGGATGGGCTGCCACTCTTCGTCAAATTCCGCAGGCCAGGAGCGGAGCGGAATCGGCAACGGCATCCAGGATTCGTCGGCGTCGGATGCCTTAGGGCGGGTCCGCTGCGCGACTTCCGCCGAACAGCCCCACATCGACACCTTCCGGCCCATGCCGCTCGTGCAACAAACCACGGAGATGAGTTCGTTGGTATCGGCGCGGAAGATGCCGCCGCCGGAATCCCCCGACGACACGCTCAGATTCATGCGCAATTGGCCCTGGCCGTTTTCGCGCTCGACGATGGTGCCGTCCTCGCGGTTGCCCGGCTTGTCCACGCCGTAACCCATGTGCCAGATGGTCGTACCCGGCTCGGGGTTCTTGGCCGCGATCAAGGCATAGGGTAAGTCAGCAACTTCCTCGTCCGTCACGCACCAGGCCGCGTCGGGGCCCTTGTGGTGCGCGACGACGCGCAAGGTCAACGACCGACCATCCTTCAGCGTTAGCGTGCCTTTCTGGCCAACGCCCGACACGCAGTGGGCGGCGGTCAGCACATCCCAGCGGCCGTCGGGCCGGCGCGGGCCAATCACCGTGGCCGTGCAGCCGGCGCTGCCGAAGCGAATGCGCCCAAGGGCACCTACCGGATCGAGCTTGCCGTCGCCGGGCGGTTTGGGATCGGGCCTGGGCGGCGTCGGCGGCACCGGCGTGCAGGACTCGATGGTCACGCTGACGCGAGCTTCCTCGACCATGAGGTTGCCGTCGGCGTTGGAGATGACCAGCACCTCGACTTCGTAGGTGCCGGGATGGGCGGCGAACTCCAGGACGCCTCGCGGCGAAGTCGCCCGCTGCACGTCTTTGGACGGATGCACGCGCCACAGGATGGCGGCCTTGGCGTCCACGCCCTCCGCGCGGAGTCGGACCAGGGAGTGGGGCTTGTACTTGGTCTCGCCCGCGATGCGCACCGCATCCGCCATCGCGGCGCCAGGGGCGAGTGCCAGCATCAACAAAACGACAATCGATGAACGCATGCTGCCTCCTCAAGTGGAATCAGGGAACGATGAACCATGCCGGCGGGGTGATCGAGTACGTCGGCTTGACGGTGACGCTGACCGTGATCGCCTCCTCCAGTGCCTCGTTGCGGCTGAAGTTGGTGACCATGCAGGTCGCCCGCAATCCCTGCGAGCCGGACGTGGCGACGTCGCCGTCCATGACCGCGAACTCCATCGCGCCGCGGTTGAGGAACGTGTCGCGGATCGCGCCGAAGTCGTCGTCGGCCGTGTCCCAGACCATCTCGAACTCGATTGAGCCGTCCTTGAGCGTGGCCACGGTCGCGCGCCAGCCGGCGTTGCCGCGCGTGGTCACGTCGGCCTCGCCGGCCTCCAGGTTCAGGGTGACGTCCTTGACGTTGCGAACCTCGTTCCAGACTGGGACGGCGAACGAGCCGGTGTTGCGATAGAGCTTGGCGTCGAGGCCTAATTTCACGCTCAAGGTCGTTCTCCTTCCTCAGTCCGGTTTCCCGGGGCCGTATCGTTGTGAGGACCTTCGTGCATTGCCAGGTAAGCAATGGCTCCCTGCAGCACCTCAACCCTTTCGCGAGCATTGCCCAGCACGAGGTTACACATGGAGTGAACGATGCCACGCACTTTACCCGTGCGGTGGCAGTGATCGATGGTCTGGTGGCGCTCACCCAGGGGGTGGCCGCAAATCGCACAATTCCCTTCTTGGGCGTCCAACATGCGCGCGTAGTCGTTGGGCGTAATCCCGTACTGACGACAGCGGAAGCGGTGGTGATAGGCACGCCGCTCTTCTTGTTTCACCACGCGGAGATTGGCTGCCCGCCGCCGTTCACAATCTCGGCAGATTCGCCGGCGTCGCGGAGCGCGATAGCTGATGCGAAACTCCTCCAGGGGTTTCTCCGCATGGCAGACGCGACACGTCATCGTTCCCCGGACCTGCATCGCCAGCCACTCCTCTGTCCGAATCGCCCGCCGGTAGGTGGCCCCGGACTGAAGCCGTAACCGCTGGTAGCGTTCGCAGGAATAGGCCTTCATGCAGTCCTTGCATTTCTTTGACAAGCCATCGCGGCACTTCGTATCCCGGGCAAATCGGTCGAGTGGCCTGGAACGCCCGCAAATGCGGCAGACTTTCATGGAGGTCATGGGTGAATCCAGAGTCACAAGTTGGCCTCCTTCAACGAACCGAATCGCGCCACAGGGCCGGCAGCTTGGGTTGTTCCGCCACGAAGGCCGGCTGCATGAACGGCCGGGGCCGGTAGCGCGCCTGCCGGGCCTTGCCGCGTTTCTTCAAGACCGCGTCGCCGCCGTGTTCCAGCAGGCGCGGCGCTGCGGAGCCTTCTTTCGTCAGTGTCGGCCCGATGACGACGCTCTGGCGCTGCGCGTCGTAGGCGAACAGGATGAACTTCCGCAACAGACCAACGTGCGAGTACGGCGGCTCGCCGGGCGAGCTGGTCCCCTTCCGCTTGCGGATCGACGTCTTGGCCCGCTGCCGCACGAACGCGCCGAACTTCGACAGCACCTTCCGCGTGCCAGCGTCCACCGACCGCTTCACTTTCTCGCGGTCGAAGAAGCCGCCCTTGGCGGCCTGGAACGTCATGCCGATCATGGCTCACCTCCACACGCGGTAGGTCAGCGTGATGACGCTCGTGAATTGGCGGAATTCCTCCAGGTGCTCGGCAGCGTAAACCGGAGCGTTCTCCACTTCGGTGCAGCGGGCCTGCGGGAAGCCGGCCAGCGGTTGACGGCGGAAGTGGTCGGCGATCTCCTCCACCATCGCCATCAGGGCGTCCAGGGACGCCTGGCTCATGTCGGTCTTCTTCTGCACCGCCACGTCGATCAGGTAATCGAAGCTGTCGCGGCTGCGGTCGAGCGCCTTCGATGCGAGCGACCGGGGCACGACGCTGACCTTCAGCTCGGTCATTTCCGACAGCTCGAACCGCGGCTGGTAGTGCCGTTCGGCAGTCAGCGGCTGGCTGAACGGCGTCGCGTTCAGCTGGACAGTCACGGCGTCGGCGATGGCGAGGATCGTGGCGGGCATCCGTCACTCCTGGGGGACGAGTGCGCGCACGATCCGCAGGATGAGGTCATCCACGGGTGACTTGGTGGCCCGAACGGCTTCGGTCAGCGCCTCGCTGTGGACGATGGCGCGGAGAATCGGGAGGACCTCGCGGAAGCGCCCTTCCTCCCGGCCGAACAAACCAAGCAGTTGTCGCAACAGTTCGAGCATCACTCCACTCCCACTTGTTTGGTGTGAATCCGCAGCACCTTGCGAAACACGTCCGACCAGCGCCAGGGCGGCTCCTTGCCCGGCGCCATGACTTCGTAAATGAAGGTCTTGGCCCCCTGCGTCTCGCGGATGACATCACCCCGCTCAGGCAAAGTCGGCGACCCGCCGAGCACGAGGTCCGCAGCGTGAATCAAGAAGTCGCGGTCGGTCCATTCCATCCGCACGCCGCCGTAACCGTCGTCCAGCTTGAGCAGCGTCCGCCCGACCGTGGCCGCCGCCGTCGTCTCCTCCGCGCCGCGCCGGTAGACGACCAGCCGCGAGGCGTGTTGCTTGAGCTGGTCGGCCAGCCAGTCCGAGCCGGCCTGGAGCAAATCGGACATGGCGGCCTCACTGGCTCATGCGGACGCGGACCGTGGCATCGGCGTCGGCAGCGGCCTTGACGACCTTGCCGATCTGCTTGTTGCCAGCGGCCGTGGCCGTGGCGACCTTGGTCACGTTGTTCCAGTACACGATGGTGCCCACCGCCAGCGCCGTGCCCGCCCCGGTCGCCTTGGCGAAGTCGAAGACGCCTTGGACCGCCAGGGCACCCGGTTGGTTGGCCGGGATGGGGTGCTTGGCGACGCCCACTAGGTCGCCCTGCACGACCACCTCGCCGACCGCGACGTCCGCCGTCGGCGTGTAATCGACGGCCCCGCCTTCGTGAATGAAAACAGCCTGTGCCATTGCTTGGTCTCCATGGGGTTACACTTCGCCTTTCGCCTTCACGCCGCCGCGATAGTCCTGGAGACTTACTCCGAAATCATGGAATCCGCGCATCTGCACGCCCAGGACGTGGAAGTCGGCGTCGGCCGTCTCGATGGTCGGCGCTTCCTGGCCGTTGAGGAACGCCACCTCGATCACCGGCAGGTCGCTCGCCTCGGCCAGGAGATACCACGCCTTGGTCGAAAAGCCCGCGTACTTGCTGTTGCCCAGGTAGCGGCTCACCTCGACGCGGAACTTGCCCTGGTGCGGGTTGGTGATCGGGTACTTCACGTTCGCGGTGTTGTCGCGCAGCTCCAGCGACTTGAAGAGCTGCGAGCCGATGGCCGACAGCGCCGTGGGCACGAGCAGGATCGCCGGCATGATACCGATCGGCTTGCCGTCGGAGTCCACCTGGTCCATGAAGGCGACTTCGCCCGCCGTCAGGCCGTCGATCCCCAGCGCCGTGGTCGCGCCCGTGAGGTAGTTGCCGCGGGCGGCCGTGAAGAAGGTGCTGTTGTTCAGGAACGTGGTCCAGAAGACATCGTTGATCTTCAGGCCCGAGCCTCGGCCGAGCTTGCGCGGCACCGTGGTGATGGCACCGAGATCGTCGTTGATGATGTCGCGGCGGTCGATGGACAGAAGCAGGCCGTAGGTGTCGGCCCGATTCTCGTACTTCTCTTCGCCGAGGGTGCCGTGCTTCAGCTCGCCGCCGGGCGCGACCAACTCGTACTGGTCCTTGCCGATGAGGCGGTAGCTGGTCACGGTCTTGAAGTCGCTGACGTTGCGGACAGCGGTGATGTTGCGCCAGGTGCGCTCGACCGAGAAGAAGCCCTCCAGGAGGAACTTGTTGGCGACGTTGGAGAGGATGCCGCCGATGTCGATGGTCGAGAACGACGCCTCGATGCCGCGTCCGAAGGCGAAGCGCAGAACCGCCCGATGGTCGCGGAAGTTGCGGCCGGTGTAGCCGTTGGCCCAGGCCGCCTCCAGGAGCAACTCTTGCAAGCCGATGCCGCCGCGGAAGCGCCGGCTGGCCAGGTCGAGCGTTTGCGGCTCGTACAGCTCCTCGACCCGCCCCAGCTTGGCCGTCAGCAAGCAGGCTGCTTCGAGCACCGTGGCGGTGATGGTGTTATCGGGGACGTGGACGGCTGGGGAGCGCGGGCGGTCGGCGCGGAGGATTTCCAGCTCGGTGCGGGTCGCGTCCCAGCCTTCCTGGATAGCCCGCGCCTCGATGTCCGCGTGCCGGCCCGCACAGACCCGACGGATGGCGGCGATGCGGCTGGTCTCCGCCAGGGCGTGGGCGCGAACCTCCTCGGCCGTCGGCTGCGGATCGGTCGGAGGTGCCGGCAATGGGGGCGAGGCGGTGCCGGTGGCCTCGGTGTTGGCGTCTCGGTTGTTCACGGCTGCATCTCCCGACGGGTTGGTCGCGGCAACGGTCGCGCTGGTGCGGCCGTCGGCCCCGAGATCGACGAAGCTGATCTCGCCGAGCGTCGCCTTACGCACGACGTTGAGCGGGCCAGTGAGCGCTCGGCCGTTGACCACGACCTTCTGGTTCTCCTTGATGAACTCGAACTCCTCGACGCCGGCGCCGACCGACGCCTGCCAGGGGAAGCCGTTCTTGGCCGAGATGACAATCTCGCGAGCCGCGGCCGTGTCGCGGGACACCACCCCGGTTGCCGTGAGCTGGCCGTCCTCGATGCGGATGGCGTCGGTGTGTCCCACGCCGGACAGCGGATCGTGCCCGAAGCGGATCGGCCGCGATTGCGAGGGGATCGCCAGTCCGGCCAGGTCGAGAACCACTGGGTAGCGCCAGCCGGCGATCCGCATCGGCGCGCCGGTGTAGGCGACCATGCGGAAGCGCGGCAGGGCCTTGTCGGCATCGGCGCCGCTGGCCGCCAGCTCAATCGTCGCGGTCGCGGCCAGGTTGAGCAGGCTGGGCACGCCCAGATCATGCGGCTGCCCACTGGGCTTCCGACTCGTCGATTTCATCGTTGGTCTCCTTGGGTTCGCTTGGCTGCGTCTGCACCGGCGTCAGCCCCAGTTCCTGCATGAGCGCGACTTCCTTGGCCCGCTGGCGCAGGGCCTCTTCCCAGTCCCGGCCCTGCCGGGCATATTCGTAGGCCAGAGTGGTCGTGTTGCTGGCCAGGCGCGTTGCTTGTGCAGTGGCTTCCTTGGCAGGATCGACGTGCTCCTGTCCGTCCCAGAACCACTGGTGCGGCCAGTCGCCGATGGGGCCGAGGCCGGCGGGCAAGAAGCCCGGAATCAGCGCTGCCTCGTCGAGCCAGGCCGCGAGAATGCGGTCCAGCACCACGCATTCGAGATGCGCCTGGTCAACACGGATTGCCTTGAAGTAGGTCTGGTGGTCGAGCCGGCCGGAGGCGTAGTTGTACCCCGACGAGTTGCCCGCCGCGACGTTGAAGGGCATGTTGAGGCAGCGGGCGATCTCGTTGAGGATCTCCTTCTTAAACTCGGCGTAGGTCGTCGCGGGTTGCTCCGCTTGCAGTTGCGACATCTTCCAGCCGCCGGGCATCGTCACCAGCGCTCGCTGTTCCAGTTCGATCGGCTCGAACGGTTCGGCAGAGTCAGCCTCGCCGCCGGCCGGGGCGTCGGTGTACAGGATGCCGGCGAAGTCGGCGGCGGTCTCGGCGGCGGCGATCACCGCCAAAGTGAAGCGCCGCAGCTGGGCAAACAGCGGCAGCGCCGGCATGATGTCCGGGATGCCGCGCGCCTGGCCGGGCCGGTCGGCCCGGAACCAGTGGATCATCGACTGAGCCGGAACGCGGTCGAACTCCAGCACGTAGCGCCCCATCGTGTCGCCGGGATGCTGCTTGAGCACGTGGTACTCGACCGGGTTGCCGGCGTCGTCGTACACGATGCCGTCCACGAAGTTGCCGGTCGGCACCGTGGTGTCGGGCGTCGTCACCTGATCGGCTTCGATGAGCCGCAGGTCGAGCTGCACCGACGTCGGCAGCTTGGGGTTGCTCGTCATGACGGCGAACGCCTCGCCGTCCTGCGCCCGGGCCATGCGCATCGTGCGGAGCTTCTCGGCCAGGTTCACGGCCTTGGCCCAGACGACGAACTCGCGCTCGATGAGGCGGTTCGCCTCGCCATCGGCCGTGAGCAACTGCAGGCGCGGCCCGGTGCCAACCACGTCGTTGGCCAGGGTCAGCACGATGCCGCGGGCGTAGCTGTTGTTGGCGACCTCGTAGCGGGTGCGGTTCCGCAGGATGCGCCGCACCTCCGCGCTGTTGGCGGCGTTGGCCGACAGACCGTCCGCGTTGGTCCAGTGCCGGCGATTGTCCGGGTTGGTCGCCGCCGCGTCGTAACGGGCACGAATGGCCCGCACGACGCGGCGCGGCGCGCAAGGGTTGCGCCGAGCAAACAGATTGGTCAACCAGTTCAGCACGCCTACTCCGTTCCGGGTGGGACGAGCTTGTTGAAGCGCAGGCCGCGCTTTTTCGACTTGACCGCCTCTTTCGATGCCAGGTAGCGATCGGCCTCGATCTGGTCGGGCAGCGGGTGCTGCTCGACGCTGCCCGCGTCGCCGGAAGCCTTCGCCGGCCCCTCGGCGTTCTTGCGGATTTCGTCTTCGAGGTCGTCGGCCATGAAGCGCTCCTCAAAACGATGTTCCTCTATTTCCTAAAAGCCGCTCTGGCGCGGCGACTTGACGGACTGGAAGGAAAAAACTCGTCGAGAAGTTCCTCCCGGCGGGCTCGCTGCGAATTTTCGCTGGGCCTTTGGGAAAAAATCCGAAAAAAGCTGAAGTCCAGAACCTCTTGGAAGGCAATGGCTTATAGCGTTGGCTCCTTGGCCGGCCCCGCGAAAAATCGCCCTCTCAGCGAATTTTCGCCAGTCGGGGGTGACGGGCCGGCGAGTGGCCAGCAGCCATCGTGAACTGCGGCCGCCGGCCCCGGCAAGCAACCTGGAGGTTCGCTATGCAGGTTCAGTCCAGCAAGTCCTCCCTGTCCCCGGCGCGGCGGCGCCTCGTCGAGCTGATGCAAGACCTCAACTTCGGCCGCATCGAGCGGCTGGAGGTCCAGGGCAGCCAGCCGGTCTTCGACCCACCGCCCCGCATCGTCCGCGAGATCAAGTTCGGCACGCAGAACGGGCCGCGTCCCGAGGCCGCCCTCCGCGACTTCGTGCTCAAGGCCCAGCTCGTCGAGTTCTTCGCCTGGCTCGACGTGCTCGGCGACGGCGTCATCGAACGCCTGGAGGTGCAGCACGGGTTGCCGTTCCGCATCGTCGTCGAGCAGTCCGCGGCCTGACCGCGACTCCGCCATCCGTCGTTCCGTTTCTGGTTTCTGATTCCACCACCTGACAGCAGACCGGCCACGCCGTGGAGGTCGTTGTGGGTGACGCCGTTTCGGCATCACACACGACTGACTTCCCGGACAGGGCTGTGTCTGCGCCGACGATGGCTCACCCACGCGACCTCCTCCGCGGCCGGCGGAGGAGATTCTCATGCAAGAACTGTTCGATGACCGCGCCTTGAAACTCATCCGAGAGCGGGTCAAGCGACTGATCGGCCGGCACGGCTTCACCGCCTCGGATCGGGACGACCTGGAGCAAGACATGGCCCTGCACCTCCTGGAATGTCTCCGTCGGCAACAGCAACCCATCGAGGCCCCGGAGGGCTTCTTCCGCAAAGTCATCGCCGAACATGCGGTGACGCTCATCCGTCGCCGCGAGGCGGAAAAACGGGATCACCGCCGTCTCAGCTCGCTTCACGACAAAGTTCTCGATGAGGACGGTGAATACGTGGAGCGGGCCCGAGTCGTCCCGGAGGACCACGTGCAGACCCGGCTGCACACTGCCTCACGCAGTCGCCTGGATGAGGTGGAACTGGTCGATGATGTGGCCGCCGTCCTGGCCAAGCTACCTCCCGACCTGCGCGACCTGTGCGAGCGGCTGAAGCACCACTCCATCACCGAGGTAGCCCGCCAACTCGGCGTTCCCCGCACCACCCTGCATGACGCCATTCGCCGGTTGCGGCAGCATTTCGAGGACGCAGGGCTGCGGGATTATTTGGGCCGGTGATCCGTCAAGTGGCCGCGCCAAAGCGGCTTTTAGGAAATAGAGGGACCATTTCCTATGCCGAGGGACGCCATGACACTTGCATCTCCCTGGGCGCGTCGGAACGGCAGTTCCGGCGCGCCCGCCCTCGGCCGTCTCGACTTTCTGCTGCGCGAGCCGGCCGAAGTGTACCACGCGAAATCCAAGGAGCACCTGACCAGCCACGGCCTGGCCGACTTCCGCGAGAACCCGCTCCTGTACCGCAAGCGGCAACTCGGCCTGGTCGTGGAGGAAGACCGCCCCGCCTTCCAGGTCGGCCGGGCCGCCCACACGCTCATCCTCGAAGGCCGGGCCGCCTATCGGCGGCAGTACGCCTTCGGCGGTCCGACCAACCCGGCGACCGGCAAGCTCTTCGACAGCCGCTCCAAGGCTTACCAGGAGTGGGCCGAGCGCCAGGCCAAGCCGGTGCTGACCGACCGCCAGGCCGGCCTGGTCGAAGAGCTGGCCGCCGCCGTCCAGCGCCATCCCGTTGCCGGCGAGTTGCTCGCCGAGGGCGTGCCGGAAGGTGTCATTCGCCGCGACTATCGCGGCGTCCCCTGCCAAGCGCGGCTTGACTGGCTCAATCCCGACAAGGGCCTGGTCGATCTCAAGACCTGCGACCACCTCAAGTACCTCGAGGCCGACGCTCGCTCGTTCGGCTACCTGCACCAGCTCGCCTTCTACCGCGCCCTCCTGGCGCTCCAGACCGGCGACGTGCTTCCGGTCCACCTGATCGCCGTCGAGAAGCGCGAACCATTTCGCTGCGGTGTGTGGCGGATCGATCCCAGCGTCCTGGCCGTCGCGGAGCAGGACAACGAGGCCGCCCTGGAGAGCCTGGTGCGCTGCCGGCAGCAGGACCACTGGCCCACCGGCTACGAGGAACTGCGCGTTTTCGACCACATTTGACCCGAGGAACCGACCATGAGTCTCCTGGCACAAGTCCAGAGCGGCAAGCGATTCGCCCCACGCCGCCTGCTACTCTACGGCACCCACGGCATCGGCAAATCGACCTTCGGCGCCTCAAGCGACCGACCCGTGTTCGTCCAGACCGAGGACGGCCTGGGCGAGATCGAGTGTGACAAGTTCCCACTGACGCTCTCGTATCAGGACGCTTTGAAGGCGCTGGAGGCCCTCTACACCGACCAGCACCCTTACCGTACTCTGGTCGTCGATTCGCTCGACTGGCTGGAGCGACTCATCTGGGCCGAGGTCTGCCGGCAGCGCTCCGTCGAGAACATCGAGGACATCGGCTACGGCAAGGGCTACGCCTTTGCCCTGACGAGCTGGCGCGAGTTCCTCGCCGGCCTGGACGCCCTGCGCAACGACCGCGGCATGACCATCATCCTGATCGCTCACTCGCGCATCGAGCGCTTCGAGAACCCCGAGACCGACAGCTACGACCGCTACGTGCCCAGGCTGCACAAGCTGGCCTCGCAGATCATCCAGGAGTGGTGCGACGAGGTGCTGTTCGCCACCTACAAGGTCTACACCAAGCAGACCGACGAGGGCTTTAGCCGCAAGAAGAGCAAGGGCATCGGCACCGGCGAGCGCGTCCTGTACACCAGCGAGCGCCCCTCCCACGTCGCCAAGAACCGCCTAAACCTGCCCGACGAGCTGCCACTCGATTGGCACGCTTACGCTTCCTTCTTCCATCAACCCCATGTGACCCCGAACGGAGGACCAACCAATGGCTGACCTGCACGGTTTCAACGCCAACGAAGTGGACCCGACGACCGACCTGGAGCCGATCCCCGCCGGCAAGTACCTGGCGATGATCACCGACAGCGAGATGAAGCCGACCAAGAGCGGCGACGGCCGCTACCTGCAGCTCACCTTCCAGATCTTGGAGGGGCCGTACAGGAACCGCTTCGTCTGGGCGCGGCTCAGCCTGCACAACGCCAACGAGACGGCCGTGAAGATCGCCCGCGCCGAGCTGTCGGCCATCTGCCGGGCGGTCGGCGTGTTGACGCCCAGGGACAGCTGCGAGCTGCACAACCTGCCGCTGGTGATCACGGTCAAGCTGAAGAAGCGCGAGGACACCGGGGAGCTGCAGAACGAGATCAGAGGATTTTCCAAGCGTGAATCGCTGGGCGGCCCACCACAGCAGGCGACGACGAACCTGCCCCCGTGGAAACGGTAAACACCGGTACTCGGACCTTTCGCGGTCGATGGGCTTGGCCAAGCAAGGCGAGGTGTAGCCGGGCGGGGCTTCGCGCGGCAACGCAAGTCGCGGCATACCAAGGCATGGTTTCTCATTCCTGGGAACATCATGAAAACGATCCACGTCACCATCGAAGGCACGACGCCGCTGCTTTGCAACCGTTTTACGGACGCCGCCCAACTCGCCGCGACCAGCGGTAACAAGCTTGCCGTGGTCGGCGACAAGGGTAGTCCGCTGGAGCAGGCGCGAAGCAAGCTCTACCTGGGGCTCGACGGCCAGCCGATGATTCCCCAGCCGAACCTGTTTCGCTGCCTGATCGACGCCGGCAAGTTCTTCAAGCACGGCAAGAGCAAGGTCACCACCCAGAAGTGCTCACTGGTGCCGGCCTGTGTGGAGATCGAAGGCGTCGAGTTGCCCATCGACTACCGCGAGCCTTGGACCGTGGACACGCGGGCGGTGCGCATTCCCAGCACCGGCGGGCGAATCCTCTGTCACCGTCCCTGCTTCCACGATTGGCGTATTTCGTTCACGCTCCGTATCGACACCGACCTGATTGCCCCACGGCTGGTACGTGAACTAGTGGACGCAGCCGGCAAGCGCGTCGGCCTTGGCGATTTCCGGCCTGACTGCAAGGGGCCCTTCGGCAAGTTCGTCGTCACGGTCTGGAACGAGGAAGAGTGAGCGTCGCCAAACGGAGAAGAGGATGCTGACCCCACGCCTGGCCTGTGACTTCTGGTGAACGGGCCTCCCCCGGCAGGCACCTGATTTGGTCCGCCGATGGTCTGGTAGCGCCTATGCGACCAGAGCACAGGTCAGGCTTCTTTTTCGTCAGGACCAAGCATGCTGACTTTGGAACTGCCGTTTCCGCCGAGCCTGAACCACTACTACCGGCATCTCGGCCACGTGACGCTCATCAGCCGCCGCGGCCGCGCCTACCGCGACTCAGTTGTGGCACTCCTGGCAACGCAAGGGATCAAGCCGTTGAGCGGGCCGCTGGACCTGGTCGTGGAGCTGTTCCCGCCCGATCGCCGCAAGCGCGATGCGGACAATTTTCACAAGTGCTTGTCGGATGCGCTGCAGCACGCTGGCGTGTTCCACGACGACAGCCAGGTAGTCCGCCTGGAGATCTCCAAGCACGACCCGGTCAAGGGCGGCAAAGTCATTGTCCGCATTCAGGAGCGAACCAGCGATGGCCGGCTGGAAGACCTCAGGAGCGCACGCCGGTATCTCAGTCGCGTGATCGAGCAGATCGAGGGGGACACTGGTGCAGATCAGGCCTTACCAACGTGAAGCCGTCGAAGCCGTCTACGCCTACCTGCGCTCGCACGACGACAACCCGGTCGTCGTCATCCCCACCGCGGGCGGCAAGACGCCGATCATGGCGACGATCTGCAAGGACGCGGTGACGCGCTGGGACGGCCGGGTGCTGATCCTGGCCCACGTCAAGGAGCTGCTGGAGCAGGCGGCAGACAAGCTGCGCCAGGTCTGCTCCGAGGTCCGCTTCGGCGTCTACTCGGCGGGCCTGAAGCGCCGTGACACCGGCCGGGCCGTCATCCTGGCCGGCATCCAGTCGGTCTACCAGCGCGCCGGCGAGTTGGGGGCGTTCGACCTGGTGTTGGTAGACGAGGCCCATCTCATTCCCCCGGACGGCGAGGGTATGTATCGCCAATTCCTGGCCGAGGCCAAGGCACTCAACCCGCACCTGCGCGTGATTGGTCTGACGGCCACGCCGTACCGGCTGAAGTCAGGCCTGATCTGCAGCCCGGAACACTTCCTCAACGCGATCTGCTACGAGGTCGGTGTGCGCGAGCTGATCGTCCAGGGCTACCTCTGCCCGCTGGTCACCAAGGCCGGCAAGGCGCGGGCGGACACCAGCGGCCTGCACGTGCGCGGCGGTGAGTACGTCGCCGGTGAGGTCGAGGACCTGATGGACGAGGATGCGCTGGTGCGGGCCGCCTGCGCCGAGATCGTCGAGCACACGCGCGACCGCCGGGCGGTCTTGATCTTCGCGTCGGGGATCAAGCACGGCGAGCACGTCGTGCGGGCGCTGAAGAAGCAGCATGGCATTGAGTGCGGCTTCGTCAGCGGCGATACGGCTGATGGCGAACGGGACCGACTGATTGCCAGATTTCGCCAGCAGGAGTGGGCACGCCAGCTTCAGATCGACTTTGGCGCAAACGCCGCCGAGCCGCTGAAGTATCTGTGCAACGTCAACGTGCTGACCACCGGCTTCGACGCGCCGAATGTTGATTGCGTGGTCTTGTTGCGACCGACGCTGTCGCCGGGCCTGTACTACCAGATGGTCGGCAGGGGCTTCCGGTTGCACCCCGGCAAGCAGAACTGCCTGGTGCTCGATTTCGGCGGCAACGTGCTGCGGCACGGCCCGGTAGACGGAATCAAGGTCAAGGAGCGCGACGCCGGAGGCAACGGCCAGGCGCCGGCGAAGGAATGTCCAGAGTGCCACTCGGTCATCTCCGCCGGCTATGCGCGCTGCCCGGACTGCGGCTATGAGTTCCCACCAGCGGAGCGCGGCAAGCATGACGCCAAGGCCAGCGAAGCCGGCATCCTCTCCGGGCAGGTGACGATCACCAAGTACGCCGTGCGGGACGTGTACTACGGCGTCCACAAGAAGCGTGACGCACCGGACGACGCCCCGAGGACCATGCGAGTCGATTACAAGGTCGGCTGGCATGAATACAAGTCGGAGTGGGTCTGCTTCGAGCACACGGGCTACGCCCGCGCCAAGGCCGTGGCCTGGTGGAAGCAGCGCTCGCACGAGCCGGTGCCGGAGACGGCTGAAGAAGCGGTTGCTCTGGCTCAGGCAGGACGCCTGACCACGACGCGCGAGATCACCGTCCGCAGCATCGCCGGAGAGGACTTCGACCGGATCATCGGCTACGAGCTGGGCGCCATCCCGCCGCCGCTCGACACCCAAGAGGTGCCTGCGGACGCCATTGACTTCCCGTTCGGCTACAACGCGGTCGCCGCGGAGGAGGAAATCCCGTGGTGACCCCTGGCGAACTGCTGACGGCTGCTCTCCGCTATGCCGAGCTGCGCTACCGGGTCTTCCCCTGCGCGCCTTCCGGTAAAGCGCCGCTGACCGAACACGGCTTCCATGACGCCACGAGCAATGCCGAGCAGATCGAGCGCTGGTGGACACAACATCCGAGCGCCAATATCGGCATCCCGACCGAAGGCTTGCTGGTCATCGACATCGACGGCGACGGCAACCTCTGGCCCGGCGACCCGGAACGCAGCGCTTCCCTGGCCCAGACCGGCGCCGTGAGCCTGACGCCGCGCGGCGGGCGGCATTACCTCTTTCGCCGGCGAGGGGGCAAAGCGTGGAAGTGTTCGACCGGCAAACTGGCAGCGAGCGTCGATGTTCGCACCGACGGCGGCTACATCGTCGTGCCGCCCAGCCGAACTGCACACGGCGACTACCGCTGGGCGCCGGGCCTGGAACTCGACGAGCCGCCCGAACGCCTCCCCGAGCCGCCGGCGTGGTTGATCGCGGAACTCGACGCACTGACGACGACGCCCAACCCGTGGGTCAACGGAACGGGCACCATCGCGGCCAGCGGGGGTGAAGCGAACTCGATCCCGGAACATCACCGCAACGTGGCCCTGGCGCGCCTCGCCGGCACGATGCGCCGCGTCGGCATGACGCGGTCGGAAATCCTGGCGGCGCTGTGCCAGGTCAACGACGACCGCTGCCGGCCGAGGCTTGAGCCGGCCGAGGTGGAGCGTATCGCCACAAGCGTCGCCCGGTACGAACCCGACCAGATCGCGACCGCGATGGCCGAGGGGCACTGGGACCAGCTCATGGTCGAGGCGTCGCCGCTCGTTCCAGTCAGCCTGGCTGACCTGATGGCACGCTATCCCGAACTGCGGCCGCCGGTGATCCACGGCCTGCTGCGTCGGGGCGAGACGATGAACGTCATCGCATCGCCAAAGACTGGGAAGTCTTGGATGGTCACTGACCTGGCCCTGGCCGTCGCCACGGGACGACCCTGGCTCGACACGTTCGCGTGCGAAGCTGGCGACGTGCTCATCATCGACAACGAGCTGCATGGCGAGACTTCAGCCAACAGAATCCCCAGGGTCGCGGCCGCGCGGCAGATCGGCCTCAGTGAAGTTGGACAGCGCGTCTTCGTGCAGAACCTGCGGGGCCACTGGCAGGACATCTTCTCGCTGGGGCCATACTTCCGGTCGCTGGAGCCGGGGCGGTTCCAGGTGATCATCCTCGACGCGATGTACCGCTTCATGCCTCGCGAGATGGACGAGAACGACAACGGCACGATGGCCAACGTTTACAACGCCATTGATCGCTACGCCGACTTGCTCGGCTGCTGCTTCGTGCTGATCCACCACACCAGCAAGGGCAATCAGTCGGGCAAGGCGATCACCGATGTGGGCGCCGGCGCCGGCAGCCAGAGTCGGGCGACCGACACGCACCTCGTCCTGCGTCCGCACGAGGAGGACGACGTGGTCGTGCTGGAAGCGGCCGTGCGTTCCTGGCCGCCAGTGACGCCCAGGTGCTTGCGCTGGGCCTTCCCCGTGTGGACGCCGGCCGACGACCTCGATCCGACGCTGCTGCGGAGCGAGCAGCCGAAGCGAGCGCGCAAAGAGAAGACCGAACCGGAGTGGACTGTCGAGCGGTTCGTGACGGCGTTCGTCAGCTACGAGCCGAAGCTGCTCGACGCGATCCTGGTGACTGCAAATGAAAGCGGCATCAACGATTTCAAGGTCAAAGTTCTTCTGCGGAAGGCTGAAGCGATTGGGCGTGTGTATCGGTGGGACATGGGACGTGGCCGACTCGGCTATGCCACGCAAGCGCCGCCACACGAGCAAGCGGTGCAAGACGTTGATGCCCAGACAAGCAAGCGTGCTGTTCTTGAGCTACTTCGCTCGAACCCGGAATTGACGACCCGCCAGGTCGCGGAACAGTGCAGCGTATCGGTGCGTTGGGTGCAACGGTTGAGGAAGAACGTAGCCGACGACCCGGCGGTGCGAACCGGCGAACTCAACGAGTTCGCTGCGAACTGCTCACCGCCGAGTTCGCAGGGGAGTTCGCCTCGCAACTCTAACGAAGATGAAGACTAATGACAAAAACGAACTGCGAACTCGTGCGCGCGAGAAAAACCCCCCATACCCCCCTGCGTGCGGGCGGCCCAAAGGCCGCCGCACGCGGGCAGGGCGAACCAGTTCGCAGCCGCGAGTTCGCACCCTGGTCGCGTAGGTACTACCGGAACGGAACAAAAAAATCGACCGCCGCGGGAACAGCCGCCAACTTGAGGACAGTTTTATTTCCGGGTCCGAACTTTTGGCAACGACCACTTGGTTAACTCGGCGTGTCCAGGCGCGGCTAGACCGGGCATGGCGCGGCGCGGCAAGGCAAGGCGCGGCATGGCCAAGGGGCCGGGGCGGAGGCCGTTATGGCACCGCCCGGCCCGGTTTTTCCCGAACGGAAAGAGGTGTCCCATGCAGATCGAGTTCTGGCCCATCGAGCGGGTGCGCGAGTACGAGCGGAATCCCCGCTGCAATGACCAGGCTGTCGCTGCCGTGGCGGCTAGCATCCAGGAATTCGGCTTCAAGGTGCCGGTGGTGGTGGACCGAGAGGGCGTGCTCATCGCCGGCCACACGCGGCTGAAGGCGGCTCGCCAGCTGGGTCTGACCGAGGTACCAGTCATCCGGGCCGATGACCTGACGCCGGAGCAGGTCGCCGCCTTCCGGCTGGCGGACAACAAGCTGCACGAGCTTTCGACGTGGGACTTCGAGTTGTTGCCGCTGGAACTGGAAGCGGTCCAGGCGTTTGGCTACGACCTGGGTCTGCTCGGCTTCGACCAGGACGAGCTGGCCAGGCTGCTCGACCCCGGCGTCAAGGACGGCCTGTGCGACCCCGACGAGGTGCCCGAACCGCCCGATGAAGCGGTCACCAAGCCGGGTGACCTCTGGCTCCTCGGCGAACATCGTCTGCTTTGCGGCGACAGCGGCAAGGCCGAGGATGTGGACCGACTGCTGGGCGGCGCGCCGATTCACCTGGTCAACACCGATCCTCCTTACAACGTGAAGGTCGAGCCAAGGAGCAACAATGCCATCGCGGCCGGCCTGTCATCGTTCGGCGAGTCCAACACCCAGCCGCAGAACCATCATCAGTCCTTCGATGTCGCGCGTCAGGGGCCAAAGGCACCGACGCACAAGAAGCTGCGGCCCAAGGACCGGCCCCTGGCCAACGATTTCGTCTCCGAGGAAGCGTTCGACCAGATGCTGCACGCCTGGTTCGGCAACCTCGCCCGCGTGCTGCTGCCGGGCCGGGGGTTCTACATCTGGGGCGGCTACGCGAACCTCGGCAACTACCCGCCGGTGCTGAAGGCGCACGGGCTTTACTTTTCCCAAGGCATCGTTTGGGACAAGCAGCATCCGGTGCTGACGAGAAAAGACTTCATGGGTTGCTTTGAGCTCGCGTTCTACGGCTGGAAAGAAGGCGCTGCCCATCAGTTCTTCGGGCCGAACAACGCGACTGACCTGTGGCATGTCAAAAAGGTCAATCCCCAAAACATGATCCATTTGACTGAGAAGCCCGTCGAGCTGGCCGTGCGCGCGATGCAGTATTCATCGCGGGCCGGCGAGAACGTGATCGATCTGTTCGGCGGCAGCGGTTCGACGCTGATCGCCGCCGAGCAGACCGGCCGCAAGGCGTTCCTGATGGAGCTGGACCCGCTCTACTGCGACGTCATCGTCCAGCGCTTCGAGCAGTTCACGGGCAAGAAGGCAGAGAGGAGGTAAACCGCATGCGCGACTACACGCTGCATGATTCCGGCGAGCGCCAGCAGTTTGCGACCGGGGCAGTGCGGGACCGGCAAGCCGGCAAGGGTCGGTTCGACTTGCTTCCCGCGCTGGCCGTGATCCGCGTGGCGCGGCACTTCGAGAAAGGCGCGGCCAAGTACGGCGACCGCAACTGGGAGCAGGGTATCCCGCTGAGCCGCTTTGTGGACTCGGCCCTGCGCCATCTGTTCGCTTACCTGGCGGGCCGTGACGACGAGGACCATCTCGTGGCGGCTGCCTGGAACTTGCTGGCGGCGCTGGAGACGGACGCGCGAGCGGACGCTGGCCGGCTGCCAGGAACACTGATCGACATCGGTCCTCGACGGCCAAACGGGACGAAGGAGACGGAAGCATGATCTACCTTGCCTCTCCGTATTCTCATCCCGACCCGTCAGTCCGCGAGGAACGATTCCGCGCGGCCTGTCGTGCGGCGGCAGCGCTGTTCCGCGCCGGCCATTTCTTGATCTCACCCATCGCCCACAGCCATGTGCTGGTGGAGCATGGCTTGCCCGGCGATTGGACCTTCTGGCAACGTTTCGATCGCGCGCTGTTGGCGCGCTGTGACGCGCTCTTTGTGCTGATGCTCGACGGCTGGGAGGAGAGCGTCGGCGTGCAGGCGGAAATCCGCATCGCGCGGGAGTTGGGCAAGCCGGTGCGGTATCTGGCCCCGGACTTGGCCCCCGTTTCGCCCCCGTTCGCCCACGTCGCGTCCGGTTGCCGTGAGGCGGACCGGACGCCAACCGGGGCCTACCGCTCGCCCGCGTTGGCCCACGTTGCGCCGGAGGTGCCGGGATGAATCACGCGACCAATAAGAAGAGACCCCGCTGGGGGGTCTCACGGGCGATGGGGTTGTTGGAGCCGGCTACGCTTCCGCGTCCGGCTGGTTCGGATCGTAGATGGTGCCACAGCTCGTGCAGCGCACCTTCTCGTCGTCTTGCCAGACCAGATGGTCGATGTCGTCCTCGCCGCAGTGCGGGCACGCCGGGCCGGGCGGCGTCCAGTCGTCCCGACTTTGCCAGATGTCGTGAATCGCCATCGCCGCCAGCATGCCGACCATCAGGTGTTCACGCTCGTCCATGTCGGCCAAGCGGCCCGTCGCGCAATCGCGGAACAACTCGATCTGATCATCCGGTTCCATGCGGTCGAGCGCCGTCCGCAGTTCGGCTCGCGTCTGGTCGATGTGGGCCATCAGCTTCAGAACTTCGCGGTCCATCGTGGCCTCCGTTTCTACTTGGCCAGCGCGAACTTGCCGCGCTCGCTCTTGACGAACCTCGACTCTTTGGCCTTGGTCGTGATCTCGCGCGCGATGGCGGAGTACAGCGTGCGGTCAGGCGTGGCACCGCCAGGGCTGGTCCAGTAGCCCTTGGCGGCCATCGCCTCGATCATCTCCTGGCAGGTCATCGCCTGGCCGTTCTCGCCCAGCACCCTGGCGGCGGCGTCCAGGCAGCCGAGCTTCTTCGCCTTGGCCTCACCGTTGGCCTCGGGCTTGGGCTTGCCCTTCGGCGTCTTCTTTTTGTTGCCGTCGGTCGGGGCTTGGACCTCAGGCTGGACCTGGGCCGAGCCGTTGCGGTTGGCCGGGCAGCGCAGGCGCTGGGCGCTCTTGATGCGGACCTTTTTGTCGGTCAGCAGGTTGGTCGCGTCCCAGCCGCCGTGCGTGTTCTCGGCGTCGATGCGCACTGGAACGACCTCGTCGCTGACCTTGGCCAGGTACGTTCCGCCGATCTTGATCTCGTCCTTCTTCATGGTGAATCTCCTCACTGGAGGTTGCGATGGATTGGCTGCCATCCTCAGGCGGCGGGAACCACCCGCCGCGACGCTGCGGACCTGGCCCGCAGCGTTTCGGCTTCACTCCGAAAACCAGCCGGCGAACTCTTCCAGTGCGGTGTCGGCGCCGCGGCGCGAAGCCTCGGCTTCGACGGCCTCCTTCTTCTCTTTCCAGGAGCCCGGCTGCGACACCAGCTTTTCGAGCAGTTCGCAGAAGATGTCCCAGTCCTTCTCGGTCATCGTGTTGTTCTCCCTGTGCGTTCCCAATGGTCTGGCTGCCATCATCAGGCGGCGGGAACCACCCGCCGCGACGCGGAGCAAGCCCGCGTTTCGGCTTCCGACCTGGGAGACCTGCAGGCGGTCGTCGAGCGTATGCACCATCGCGTAGCCCTCCGGGACCGGCCGAGCGCCCTCTGGCAACTCGCCCGGCAGGCTGCCGAGGTAGGCCCCGGTCCGCGTCTCGCCGACCCAGAGCGGGTTGCCGCGCCGCACCAGGAGCAGCCGGGCTGGCCGGGTCCAAACGCCCAGCAGCGCGAGCGGCCCATCGGCGGCAGCGACGCCGATCGCCGCCCGGCGTTGCAGCGAGCCAGGGACCTTGGCCATGAGCAGCCCCAGCACCTCGCTGTCGCACTCGGTTTCTGGCACCAGCCGGTAGCGCCGGGCGATGCCGGCGTGGTTGCGAACGATGCCGTTGTGAACCAGCCAGCCGCGGCCGGCGCGATGCGGATGGTTGTTGCGGTTGTCGGCCGGGTCGCCGTGCGTCGCATACCGGCAGTGGCCCGCGACGATGAGTGCGTCGCGGCAACGGTCGAGCGCGTCCAGGTTCGCCGCCGCCGAGCCGGGGCGCTTGAAGACATGCAGCTTGCCGTCGGGCGCGACCCACACCAGGCCGAAGGCGTGAGCGCCGCGGATTTGCGTTTCGAGGGCGATGCGCCGGAGGCGGTCCAGGTCGGGGCCGCCTCCGGTCTTGCTGATGAATCCAAACAGTCCGCACATGATCGTGTCCTCGTGGGGTTAGGCTTGGGCGTCGTACTTCTTGGCCAGGCGGCGGAACTCGGCCTTGATCGTGTCCTGGTCGATGTCGCCGCCGATCCAGCCGAAGCAGCGTCCGCCGTGGATGCGGGCGTAGCCGGGGGCCCAGGCGAGGTAGCCGATCAGGCGTTCGACCTCGCTCTGGCCTTCGCCAGGTTTCTTCCAGCCGCCGCGCGGCGGCCGCGGGCTGAAGCTCGGCATCCGCTTGGCGGCCAGGGCGCGCTCGACCAGGCCCAGGCAGACCTGAATCCAGCCCAGGACCTTGACCACCTGGAGCGACCCGGAGAAGACCCGGAACTCGACCGTGTCCTTGGTGCCGTGGGCGAGGTTGGTGAGGTTGAGGGCGTGGTAGCGGCCGCGTTCGACGTGGTCCTTGGCGTGGTCCTGGTTGCCGTAGCGGCGCACGCCGCCGCAATACGCGCCGCGTTCGCGCTGCTTGGTGCCGGTGATGGCGTAGAGGCCCTTCTCGACGTAGGCGACGATGGTCACCAGCCGGGCCAGGGCGTCGCTCGACCAGGTCCGCTTCCAGCCGACGTGGACGTGGACTCCGCAGCTGGCGTTGACCCGGTGCCCCTTGGCCTGCAGCGTTCGCAGGACCTCGGCGACCTGGGCCAGCCCCTCGGCCCCCTGGAGGACCGGGCTGACGATTTCGCAGGCGTGGCCGCCTTCGGCGCGGATCGAGCCGTCGCACTCGGAGGTCCAGCCTTGCGGCAGGTAGGGGACCTGGATGCCTCGGCGGTAGCTGCCGATGCGCAGGCCGCTTTCGGCGACGGCGCTGGCCGGGGCGATGGTCTCGATTTCGACTCCGAAGGTGAGTTGGTTGGCTCCGATCATGGTGTGGTTCCTCGCAACGTGGATAGCCGCGCTGATGTACATGCGAACATCAGTCAGTTGCGCGGGGGTGCCGAGAAAGGCAAGGCGATTTGCCCGGAATTCCCGAGGAATTCCGAGATTTTTGCGAGGTGGTATGACAACTGATTACCGCGAGACGACCGGCCTCAACCCGAACGCGCTGACGCTGGCAGACACCGCTAGGTTGCTGGCCCGCGTGGGCGGTCAGGCAGTGACCGTCGAGATGCTCCAGGCAGACGTGATGGCCGGCGCGCCCACGAACGCCGATGGCACGATCAACCTGGTCCACTACGCCGCCTGGCTCGTGAAGGAGATGGGGCGTGCCCACGATTGACCCGCGCAAGCTGCGGCCGAGCGAGCTGTGCCGGCTGTTGAACTCGACCCCGCTGGGCGAGGTCATCAACGAGCGCCAGCTCCACCGCCATCGTTCGCGGGCCGGGCTGCGCATCGGCGACGCCCGGCACGTGGACCTGCTGCGCTACGCCGCCTGGCTTGTGCAACTGCGGCATGCACCGCGGCCCAAGCCGGAGAGCGATCCCTACGAGACGCTGAAAGACCGTGCCCGCGCCCGCAACATCGCGCTGTCGCTGGCCGGCCGGGACATCGGCGAGCTGCCGGCGGTCGTGAATGCGGAGAGGAAGGAAAAAGCTGCGTCGGACTTTCGCTTCTTCTGCGAGACCTACTTCCCGCTGACGTTCCATCTGCCGTGGTCGCGCGACCACCTGAAGGTCATTGGCCGGATCGAGCAGGCGGTGCTGCGCGGCGGCCTGTTTGCGATGGCCACCCCTCGTGGTTTTGGCAAGACCACCATCTGCGAGTGCGCCTGCATCTGGGCGGTTCTCTATGGGCACCGGGAATTTGTCTGCCTGATCGGCAGCGACGAAGGCCACGCGATGGACATGCTCGACTCGATCAAGATGGAACTCGACGGCAACGACCTGTTGCTCGAAGACTTCCCGGAGGTCGTCTACCCCATCCAGTGCCTCGACGGCATCGCCAATCGCTGCAACGGCCAGCTCTACAAGGGCGAGCGGACCCACATCGGCTGGACCGCCAGAGAGATCGTCTTGCCGACGATTCCCGGCAGCAACGCCGGTGGAGCCATCATCAAGGTCGCGGGGATCACGGGCCGCATTCGCGGCATGAAGTACAAGCGCGCCGACGGCAAGACGGTCCGGCCGACGCTGGTGGTCCTCGATGATCCTCAGACGGATGAGAGTGCGAGGTCGCTGTCGCAGTGCGCCACGCGGGAGAGTGTCCTGGCCGGGGCCGTCCTGGGACTGTCGGGCCCGGGCCAGAAGATCAGCGGCATCATGCCCTGCACGGTCATCCGCCCCGGCGACATGGCGGACAACATCCTCGACCGAGACAAGCATCCCGAATGGAACGGCGAGCGGACCAAGATGGTCTACTCGTTCCCGGCCAACGAGAAGCTCTGGCAGCGCTATGCCGAAATCCGTGCGGAGAGCATGCGGCGAGGCAATGCTGGCGAGGAGGCGACCGAGTTTTACCGGCAGAACCAGGCGGCGATGGACGAAGGCGCGGTCGTCGCCTGGCCCGAACGGTTCAACCACGACGAACTCTCGGCCATCCAGCACGCGATGAACTTGAAACTCCAGGACGAGGCCGCCTTCTTCGCCGAGTACCAGAACGAGCCGCTTCCCGAGGAGGTCGCCAGCGACGACGAGCTGACCGCCGACCAGATCGCGGGCAAGCTGAACCGGATGAAGCGCGGCGAGGTGCCGGTCGGCTGCAACCGCCTGACGGCGTTCATCGACGTGCAGGCCAACCTGCTCTTCTATGTCATCGCGGCCTGGGAGGACGACTTCACCGGCTACGTTTTGGACTACGGCACCTACCCCGACCAGAAGCGCTCCTACTTCACCCTCCGCGACGCCAGGTTGACGCTCGCCGGAGTGACCGGGGCCGCCGGCCTGGAAGGGGCTATCTACGCCGGCCTGGAGGCGCTGACCGCCAGCCTGCTCGGCCGCGGCTGGCGGCGCGACGACGGCGCCGAGCTGCGGGTCGAGCGCTGCCTGATCGACGCCAACTGGGGTTCGGCGACCGACGTGGTCTACCAGTTTTGCCGGCAGTCCGCACACGCCTCGGTGGTCATGCCGAGCCACGGGCGGTTCGTGGGCGCATCGAGCCAGCCGTTCAGCGAGTACAAGCGCCGGCCGGGCGACCGCGTCGGGCACAACTGGCGCGTGCCCAACGTCCACGGCAAGCGGGCGGTCCGCCACGCGCTTTACGATACCAACTACTGGAAGTCGTTCGTCCACGCCCGGCTTGCCGTATCGATGGGCGACCGGGGTTGCCTGTCGCTCTTTGGCGACAAACCAGAGATGCACCGTCTCTTTGCCGAGCACTTGACCGCCGAGTATCGCGTGAAGACCGAGGGGCGCGGCCGCACCGTGGACGAGTGGAAGCAGCGCCCGGAGCGGGGCGACAACCACTGGCTGGACTGCCTGGTCGGCTGCGCCGTGGCGGCCTCCATGCAGGGCGTGGTCTTGCCGGGCACCGACGGCACCGCCCCAGCGAAGCGCGAGCGTGTCAGCTTCGCCAGGATGCAAAAAACCAAACGCCGTTGACCATTCCCAACCGCCGGACAGCGCGCTGATCGCCGGGCGAAGGTCGCTGTGGGCAACTCCCCAGGAGATGTCCCATGCGACCGTTCGACAACTCGGACCTTACCCCGCAAGACCGCTTCCGCGAGATTGCCAGGCTGCTCGCCGTCGGCGTGCTCCGCCTGCGCGACCGGGCTGCGTTCGCAGCCGATTCGGGCGAGCATTTCGCTTCGGAAAATCCCGAGAAAACCGGCAACAGTTGCCTTGAGCTTTCCGCGAAAACCGTGCTCAGTGTCCACACGGGTTAACGTCTGCGAGACACCGAGAAAGGAGAACCACGTGGACCTGAAAATCGGCAAAGAATTGGCCGCCCTCCAGCGGCTGACCGTCAAGGAGCTGCGAAACCGGTACGCCGAGGTCTTCGGCGAACCGACCAACGCCAACAACCGGGCGTGGCTCGTCAAGCGCCTCGCCTGGCGGCTGCAAGCCCTGGCCGAGGGCGACCTGTCCGAACGCGCCCGTCGCCGCGCTGCCGAACTGGCCAGCGACGCCGACCTGCGGATGAACCCGCCCAGGACCATGCCCGCCGCAGTCAACGAGGAACGGACTTCCACCCGCATCCTCGCCTTCCAGCCGGACGACCGCCTGCCGCCGCCGGGCACCGTCCTGACCCGGAAATACAAGGGCGACGTGCTGCAGGTGAAGGTGCTGCCGCACGGCTTCGAGTACGAGGGCGAGGTTTACGGCTCGCTCAGCGCCGTCGCCAGGGCCATCACCGGCTCGCACTGCAACGGCTACCTGTTTTTCCGCCTGTGCGACAAAGGGGGTGACGCATGAACCGCAACAACGGCAAGCACCCGAAGCCGGCCACGCTGCCGGTCGTCCGCTGCGCCGTCTACACCCGCAAGTCCACCGAGGAGGGCCTCGAGCAGGAGTTCAACTCGCTCGACGCCCAGCGCGAGGCCGGCGAGGCGTTCGTGGCCAGCCAGCGCCAGGAGGGCTGGACCTGCCTGCCGGACCATTACGACGACGGCGGATTTACCGGAGGCAACATGGAACGGCCCGCCCTGCAGCGCCTGCTGGCCGACATCGAGGCGGGCAAGATCGACTGCGTGGTCGTCTACAAGGTGGACCGCCTCAGCCGCAGCCTGCTCGACTTCGCCCAGATGATGCAGGCCTTCGACAAGCACCGCGTCTCCTTCGTGTCCGTCACGCAGCAGTTCAACACCGCCACCAGCATGGGCCGGCTCGTGCTCAACGTGCTGCTCTCCTTCGCCCAGTTCGAGCGCGAGATCATCTCCGAGCGAACACGGGACAAGATCGCGGCCACGAGGCGGAAGGGGAAGTGGGCCGGCGGCCATCCCATCCTCGGCTACGACGTGGACCCGCGCGGCTTCCGGCTGGTGGTCAACGAGGCCGAAGCCGTACGAGTCCGGGCCATCTTCGAGCTGTACCTCGAACACGAATCCCTGCTGCCGGTGGTCCAGGAGCTGGAGCGGCGGGGCTGGGTCAACAAGCGCTGGCAGACGCGCAAGGGCCGCCAGCGCGGCGGCAAGCCGTTCGAGCGCACCAGCCTGTACCGCCTGCTGACCAACGTCGCCTACGTCGGCAAGGTCCGCTACAAGGACGAGGTCCACGACGGCGAGCACCCCGCCCTCGTCGATCCCGCCGTCTTCCAGCACGTCCAGGCCTTGCTGCAGCGCAACGGCCAGACCCGAGGGGCGCCGGTGCGGAACAAGTTCGGGGCGCTGCTCCGGGGCCTCCTGCGGTGTGTGCCCTGCGGCTGCGCCATGACGCCCAGCCACACCACCCGCAATGGCACCAAGCGCTACCGCTACTACGTCTGCTCCTCGGCGCAGAAGCGGGGCTGGGACACCTGCCCGTCGAAGTCCATCCCCGCCGGGCAGATCGAGGAGTTCGTCATCGGGCAGATCAAGTGCATCGGCAAAGACCAGGCCCTGCTGGACGAGGTCCTGGCCCAGGCGCGGGCGCAGGACGACGCCCGCACCGGCGAGCTGGAGGCCGAGCAGCGCGGGCTGGAGAAGGACCTGGCTCGCTGGCACGCTGAGCTGCGCAAGCTCTCCGGCCAGCTGCGGCCGGGCGACGACAACGGCTCGGTCATCTCCCGCCTGGCCGACCTGCAGGAGCGGATCAGCCTGGTCGAAGGGCGGGTGCGGAAGGTCCGCGAGCAAATCCAGATGGTCCACGAGCAATGGTTGAACGAAGAGGAGACGGCCCTGGCCATGTCGGTCTTCGACCCGGTGTGGGAGGCGCTGACGCCGCGCGAGCAGGCCCGCGTGATCGGCCTGCTGGTCGAGGGCGTGGACTACGATGGGGCCGACGGCAAGGTGTCCATCACCTTCCATTCCACAGGCATCAAGGCGCTGGCGCAGCAGCTTGCCGACCAGCGCCGGGAGCGAAGCGCATGACCACTCCACTGACGTTCGAGTGCAAGGTCCACTTCCATCGCCGCGGGCGCGGCAGCCGCAAGGAGCTGCGGTCAGGCGAGGAACCACGTCCCGCCGTGGAGCCGGGCCGAGTGCCCAGGATTGCCCGGCTCATGGCGCTGGCCATCCGCTTCGAGCAATTGCTCCGCGACGGCGTGGTCGCCAGCTACACCGAACTGGCTGCGCTGGGTCATGTGACCCGGCCCAGGGTCAGCCAGATCATGAACCTGCTTCAGCTGGCCCCCGACATCCAGGAGGAAATCCTCTTCCTGCCGCGAACGCTGCACGGCCATGACCCGTTGCAGCTGCGCCAGCTGCAACCGATCGCCGCCGTTCTCGACTGGCGAAAGCAACGGCAGCTGTGGCGCGAGCTTGTGCAGTAAACCAATTCTGTTCAAGCCGTTACATCTCCTAAGACCCGCGCAGGCGGGTCGTTTTCGTTGCAACTCTCTTGATGCCGGCATGGAACATATACTATACTTGCGTACACTTTAACCCTGGGCGTGGGCTCCTCCCAGCCTGCCTGCGCCGAGGTTTCCTCTTCCAACGTTCCATGCATCGAGGTGACCCATGGCAACCTTTCGACTCCGACGCTTCTCCAACCCGGAGGTCCTCCGCGCTATCGCACCGAGGAGGCTCATCGCCATCCTCCAGCCGCACCGCACCTTCTTCGAGGCGCGCGGTCTCGTCTTCCCGCGCGCCCCCGGCGTGGGGCCAATCGACTACGAGGCGCTGGTTGATCTCTTCATGGACCCGGAGGCCGGCCTGCCCAAGGAACTTCTCGACGCCCTCTTCCTCGTGGACGAGATGGCGACACCGCACGGCATGGACGCCTTGCTCAACACCCCCGGCCTGGCACTGGAAGAGAGCGACGAAGACTCGCCTGCCGACATCGCCGTCCAGGTCTGGCTGCTGGACCGACATCTCCTCGAAAGCAAGCACGCTGAGCTGTTCCTGGTCCGGCCGCGCTCCTTCGAGTGCTATCAGACCGGCCGGATCAACGTCCCGCCCTTCACGTTGCCGGACGCGACCGTCTGCGGCAACCTCGAACGCGACCTGGATGACTGGTTCGAGGGGAAGAAGCGTGGTCGCGGCACGCGCGTATTCGTCTACCCGCGCGAGGACGGCGTCTGGTTCCTGGTCCGGCACGGCGAGCCGTTCAAGCGCGAGGAGAGCCTCAATGGGTCCGAGACCGCCAGCGTCTGCTACCGGCCCCTGAAGTACGACGTGCTCGTCTACCAGCCGGAGATCGGCGAGCTGCGGATCAACGCTCGCTCCAAAGCGGAGAAGCGCCTCTACCGCAGCCTCTTCGGCACGCACCTGTTCGACGACGAGGACTTCTTCCCCGGCGACAGCAAGTACACGCTGGAGCCGCTGCTGACTCGCGGCGAGGGAGTGCTGGCGTGCGTGGATGTCCCCGGCATGGAATGGGTCCGGCTCCGCGAGGTCCATTTCCTCCTGGGCGGACCGGCCAACGAGGTCGAGGTCCACCGGGCCGAGGATGTCTTCCAGGCGTTCCGCTCGCGGAATGGCAAACCGCCCGATGGAGCGCGGATCGTCCGCGCGGTCTTCCAGGTGAAGTTCACCGACTCGAAGCGGCCGCGCTCGGTGACGATCCGGCCGTCGAACATCGCGCACTACACCCGCGACGACGATGCGGAACTGGTCGAGCAGTGGCTCGGGCGGCGAGGGTTCATCCTCGCAGGCAGCCATTCGGGAAAGGGGGCGGGCCATGCGACTCTGGCAAGCGCTTGAGGCAATGCCTGGCCCGGCAGCGGTGCTGGCCGAGTGGCGCCGGCTCGCGGGTTCGGACCTGGACCTGCTGAGACCCTACCTCCAGCCGCTGCCGCGCCTGGCCGGTTCCTACCCACGTCTGGCCGGCGGCGTGCCAACGTACCCGTATGAGGTCGTTGAGCACGGGCCGGACGACTTCGTCGGCATCTGCCCCGAGACGGAAGACCGGATCGTGCTCACTCGGAACGACCTGATCGTCTACGAGCTGGACTGGCCCCTGTTCCTGGCCGACATTGCGGCCGCGCTGGGGTTCGAGCGCCGGGCGGCCGACCCGGACGAACTACCGCCGCTGACACGCCTGGTCGGCGATTACCGGCCGACCGCAGGCTACTCGTTCCCGGCCTACCTCACGGTTCCTCTGGAGGCCCGTGGACTGACGAGCGCGGTCTGCATGCTCGTATCGACCAGCGACGCCGCGCTCATCTTGTTGACGCCGACCCGGCACCGGCTGCGCCCGGACGCGCAGCAAATTCTGGAGCGGAAGAAGTGCTGTTGGCTGCCACTGGAGGAGGCCCTGCAAGCGGCGGGGCCGAGGCAATGGCGGCCCACGGACGCCGCCGTTCAGGCGCTGCGTGACTTCACCGATCTGCACGTTCCTTCAGCCGAGGCGGACAACGGGACAGTGTTCTTCCCGACGCCGGCGGGTGCGACGTGGGCCGACGTCAGCATCCGCTTCGTCGATGGCCATTCCGTCGCGGTCCGGGTCGGGGCCGCTGGTGGAACGTACCACTACGCCCAGATGGGCATGGCCGACGGCCGCAACGCCAGGCCGACGAAGCAGTGGGAACTGCTCCAGGCACTGGCCCGGAACCACGGAGTGCTGACGTGGAAAAGCTCCGACGCCGGCCGCAAGAACAAGAAGCGGCGGGAGCTGCTGGCCAGGGATTTGAAGGCGTTCTTCCGCATTGCTGGTGAGCCGATTGTGGCGACCGACGACGGCAAGGGCTGGCAGACCATCTTCGCGCTTGGCGCTGACGACTAA